CGAAGACCCACAGGGCAACTTTGTTTCAAAAGAATTCGATAGCGTTGACATTAAAGGCGCAAGTTTCAACGCAAGTCTTTACGAAGAAGTCAAAACTACGTTATATAATTTATTAATGTCAAAATTATCACAATAATTTTACTTCAATATTTCATAAATTATTTTTTCACAATGGATGAAAGTATTCAAAGATATATTTCACAAGTCGATTTAGAAGAGATAAAACAATTAAAACAAAAGTTAAGATTTACGGAATTACAACACAAAGTTTTGGAGCAAGAATACACAATCTTAATTTTAAGAACATTCATAAAAAATAGAATGAGTGACAAGGACTGTTTTGATGAAGAAACAGGTTTGATTAAACAAATAGAACAATAAATTTATTGTCAAAAGAATAAAAGGGAGGTTTTTAGCCTCCCTTTTATTTTTAATTTCATTATGTTTAGTTCACTTCTTATCAACTGGCAGGTTAGCTGAAACACTAGAAACAGGAACTGTGCCAGTAACAGCAGGGGATGTCGCAGAAACTGTGGGAACTACAGTAGGAACAGCTTCCGCAGTCACAACAGCAGATGCTGATGAATCAACAGAAACAGGATCTTTTCCATGACAACCAAAAACACAACATCCAATTGCTAAAAATAATACAAAATTCTTCATTTTTTCTCCTAAATGTAACCAAATGTAATCCTATAGATTAGGCGATTATAAAGTATACCTGAATCAATCGGTTGTACCAAAATATTACAACTTGTTACAATGCTGATTCATATATGAATCATATACAATGATAATTTTTTGATCAACGTCTCTTTGATCTCTTTCTCGAATATAAACCGGGAACCTAACCCTACCATCTTTCGTCAATCCGTCTCCTGTAAGAGGATCAGGTTGACCTTCCATCTCAATGATTCGTCCAATCCATGAATCCGGATCTAGATTGATATCGGCCTTCAATTTGTCAGTAAATCCACCGGCCACTCGAGTCACCACACCGTTCGGCAGGACGACCTCAAAGCCACCCCACAGGCCCTCACGCTTGGAGCCTCGACGGCCCTCGTAGTGACCCACGATAACTCCTTCGTAAGTGGCGATAGGTTTCATTTTTCTAATATTAGAAGATCTTTTAAAGAGGTACGGAGCCACCAGGTCCTTCACCATGATGCCCTCGTAACCGGCGTCGGTGTCATGCAGGTAGGCGGCGAGGAGTTCCTCCTGATCATTGACGAGTCGACCCTGAACTTGTACCACAGCCGGGTCTCCGACCTGCGATACCAATTCCTTGGCGAGTTCCAACCTGTCCTCGAGGTCGAGGTGGCTCTCCTGGTCTCGCCAGTCCTCGAATGGTAGGGCGTCGAAGACGTGAAAGACCATTTTCGAGTCGTCCTTACCTTTCTTATGGGACATGACTACCGAAGCTGAATCATTCCACGTTTCACCCATAATTTCGCCGTCGAGGATGAACTCGTCCCACGGAGCCGATTCGAGGAGAGACTTGATCCGGGGTAGGGTCTCGAGGGCGGTACCGTTGCGGGTGAACATCGTCACCTCACCGGAATGTTTCACGGCCACACACCGGAGACCATCGAGCTTCGGTTCTACCCACGTCGGGTACAACACAGGTTCGCAGATGATGATTCCTTTGCCGTCCTCGTGCCGAGTCTCTAGGGTCTCGGCTAGTTGAACCGAGAATCCAACGATGGCACCGGGCCACACCTTGTTGACCGTGGTGGACTGGACGCCACACCGGAGGTTCTTCAGGAGGATCCTCTGGCACCACTTCTGTTGTGGTCCGGTCATGTCCATGAAGAGCCGGACCACGAGGTCCTTGGCGGCATTGCCGGTCACCTTACGAGTGGAGAGCTTTTCGTAGATATCCTCTAGGAAATGCTCTAGAACGAGATCATCTGCGCCGATCCCGTCTGCCTTGGGCATCTTGAATTTGTTGACGTAGTAATTGATGTATGGGTCACCAGCGGCCACGAAGACCTTCTTGAGGAGGTCGTTGGTGACCTGCGACTCAAGAAGTTCCTCTTTGAATAGACGGGAATTGTTGGCCTCGAGCTGCTCCAGGATGTCGATGACTGACTGCATAAGACTAGTATACCATCTAGTGGTGCAATGTTTGCACCTAATCAATGATCAATCCCAATAGTCTTTTTTGAATTCAAGCTTCATCTCTTCGACGATTGAAGAGATTTTCTCAACAGCTTCCTTGACGATCGGTCCATCTTTCTGAGGATCATTCAACTTCAATGTTTCGATGGATTCAACTATCTTGCTCAAGGCAGATGCATTATTGATCGTTCTGATTGCACGCTGCTTCTTTTCAGCTGATGGCTTATCTGACGACTTATCTAAAAACTCCGTTGATCGACGCGTCTGATTACCGATCTTCTTCATCTCGACGTCATAAACTAAGACTCTTTTCATTGAAAACTCACTCCATCACTGCGGGTCTGACGGCTCCTGTTCGGATCTCTTCATCAGTTTCTTTTGCTTCTTGGTCATGATCTTTGATTGACCAAATGATGCATCTTGCAGAACGACTGAAACTTCAGAATCGCCTGATTCATCCATGACAGATAACTGCGGTTGAAACTCTTCAAAAGAATCTTCATCATCGGTCATCGACTGGCCTGTAGACTCTTCAATCACCGGTGCAGGAGGAATCACGACCACACCCGCGGCCGGATTCGAAACATATCTATCTACGCACTCAGTAAAAGATGACTGATGCGGCGTCAAAACGCCTAATCTCTTACACGTGCTGTCCAATCCTTCGTAAGTTGTGATTCCTCGATCCTTAAGGAACTGTTTCAACGTTGACTTTCGTCGACGAAGAAGATCCTCAAGTTTGATCTGAGATTTTTGTTGATATTTCGTTGCCTTCATGTTCAATGTTTCCTCACTGTTTCTAGGTCTTGTAGTAGATCTGCGATTCCGCTCTGGAACATGGGGGAACGAGCGACGACGTCCAACCTTTCATCGGTCATGTCAATTCCGTACTGGTTAGTAATTGCCTTGGCGAACTTGCGCATGACTCGTAGCACGTAGTTTCTCGCAGAGGAGTGATTCATTGTATATCCAATCTCAGTCATTGTATCTGCGATGTCTCGATAGTTGACGCCATCGTCAACGGTTGCGTATCCGTTATCGAACCTTTTACCTTTTTTCATCATGTGATCAGGCATCCTTCTTTGATTTTGGGACGAGCTTGATGTATGGTGCAGATGACATCTTGGGAGCAAAAGATGCATTCCTCAGGATCTGCATCCTGTTGCTGAAATCCTCCTCAATGTCATTCTGTTTCTTGTTCTGCTTGTGAACGAAATCTAGAACGTCTAGGTACAGCATCGTACGAAGACGATCATGAGAGTATCTCATGTACAGAGCATGTCCTAAGAACATGATCATCGTGAACAGCAAGTTAGCGCTGGGGGTCTGCAAAAACTCAAAAACTTTGTTCATCACTTCATTCCTTCTCCTGATGCAATCATTTCCAGTTCTTCTGGAGAGACAGCGTAGCTATCATCATCCATGATATCGTCGACAAGTCCAAATCGAAGCCGCAGGATTGCAGCCTCCTTTGGAGTCAATTGTTCCAAGACTCCTCTTGCAACGTTCATCAACTGTTGAGATGAGATCATCTCAAGAGGGTTCAACGAATTGTGATCGACAAGTTTATCTTCTAGAGTGTCAGATCCAGGATCTGCGGATAGCGGCTGGTCAAGCGAGATGATGTGGCGTCCTGCGAACGTCGTTGCGTTGTATACTGCATCAGATGTACCTGTCATCTCCTTCAATTCTTCGATCGATGGATCACAACCCATCGTCTGACGATACTCCTCTGCAGCTGCAGCCATCTTCTTTTGAGCGGTCACTGCGTGTGCAGACATCCTGACGATTCGTTTACGCTTTAAGATGTACTGACCGATAGCTTGCTTCACCCACCAGGTCGCATAGGTTGAGAACCTGAATCCCTTCGTCCAGTCAAACTTCTCGATCGACTTCATGAGTCCGAGGTTACCCTCTTGGATCAAGTCTTCGATCGGAATGTTGTATCCCTTGTACTGTTTCGCGATGTAGACGACGAGTCGTAGGTTGGATTCAACGAGCTTCTTCTTTGCTCTGTCTGCCGCGCCGCCGCCGGTACCGTACTCCTTGAAGAGATCGACCATCTCGATGTGAGACAGCTGAGGATATCGTTTCAGAGATGCCAGGTAGTTGGTCATCACGTTTCGATCTTCGCTTGAGATGACCGCTCGGCGAGGTGAAGGTGTCGTTGCTTTTTGTAGTTGCATGTTCAGTTAAGCTCCGTAGATGGGCCACTGGACAACCAGGTTGCATGAGCTGCGCGTCGGTTCGTGCGCATGTGCATCTCTCGTTGAACATAGCACATCTCAACCTCCCATAGGTAGGGATTCAATCCGTAACGTCCTACGTGACCGATCGCATCGTTCAACGATCGACCGAGACCATGCAGGTCTTCTTCATCCAGAGTTGCGAGGAAATCAGTATCGAACTTGTCGGGGAATGGAACGGGAGACTCAAAGTCGTCTCCACCCGCCTGGGTCTCGTAGCTCTGGTTCTCATCAGCGATCTGGTTCTTGTTCTTGTTCTTGTTCTTCTTACCCATGTTTTTGCCTTTCGGCCTCCTGTTCTTATCTTAACGTACCTTGTTGTTGGATTGCACCGACGGAATGATAATCATCAAACCAGCGGAATGTCAAACTTTTTTGCCATGTCAAAGACAGCGAGGTTCTTGTGCTTCGCTTCAACCTCGACATCGATCTTGCTTTCCTTGAGGAACTTTAGCTGAACGTCAGGAACATAGTGGATCATGTTGCTGTGCTTCCGGCGGTCGGCGAAAGATCCACCTTCAAGACCCGGTTCAGTGTTGCTGATGTGTTGCAAGGGCCGAATCCCGTCCGGCCACGTTTCCATTGTGGCATACATTGCCTCTTCCATCGACAGAGAATCATCGTTGAAAACATGATGATGCGTGTCGAAGACGACCGGAACACCTGTTTCTTTGTGCACATCAAGAAGATCGATAACGCTGTATCCGGATTCATCATTCTCGAGAGTCATTCGGTATCGAATTGAATCTGGGAGATCGTTGATTCTTCGAATGAGTGCCTCCGATCTACCTGACTTTCCACCATGAATATTGATTGCATATCTAGGAGAACGATCGAGCCCCATCGTGTCGAACATCCAGGCATGAATGTCGAGTTCGATGATCGCTTTCTTCATGACAGAATCTGAATCTGATGACAGGACGCAGAACTGTCCAGGGTGCGTCGTCACGCGCAATCCATGCTCATTGATGATCTGTCCGGTACGGACAAGAGCTCTCGAGAGGGCTTCGTTTCCTTTCCATAGGGATTCAGACACCTGATCCGCCAGCGGAAACATCGCAGAAGAGATTCGGAACAACTTGACACCGCTGCGAGCGATTCGAGGCAGCATCTCGTTCAGTGCACGTACGTTGTGTTCGTACGTGCCGCTGATCTGTTCTGCAGAGTACTTGCCGGTTCGATACCGACCCAGCTGCAAGGTGCGTTCGTCCATTGCATTGTACATCTCAACTCGACCGGATTTTGGCAGCGTACGTTCATCTAGCCAGTGACAGCAGATACCTAAAGCCATGATTCAACCCTATACTGTGGTCATGTTCGTTTGCACCGAATGCCGATCTTTTAGATCACACCTGCACTGCAATGATTGCGGTGTCCGGAAACTCAGCATTCAGTGCCTCAACCGAGGCGACATATTTAGGAGCATCGTCAAAAAACTCGACCCGTCGATATCCCTTGGACGAAACCTGATCACGAATGACGCGGGCCTTGGCTTCAGGATCGCTCGTTCCAACGGCATAGACTCGAACGTTTATTCCTAAAGTCGACAGATAATCTTCGACGGGGATGGGATTACCACGAGCTGTGAGGACGAAGACGTTCTCTGCGCCTAATTTTTCAATTGAATGTTTCATCTTGGCGATCATTGACTTGATCGGTCGAGGATTGATCACCTGTTCAAACTCAGAGTAATCGTATACGTCATCTAGACCTCTCTCATGAGATGCATAGTCATGTGGTGTCAAGGCAAGCCTGGATCCGTTCGACTTCTCTACGTATACGTAAGAATCTGTGTGAACAAGCGTGTCGTCAAAGTCATAGACGTGAAGCTCATCAGGTGGTCTGCGACGAGACAGCAACCTGTCATAGACGCGGTATAAGATGTCTTTCATCGTAGAATTGATACTATACCACCTCTGGAAAATATACAAGCATGACTGGATGCATCATGTTCATCATCAAGTATTCTTGAAATAATTATGTGGTTGCAACAATACCTGAATTACGATGATTCATCCTAAGGTCATGATGTCTTTATATGCAGGTGTGATGATGTGATCGATCGGTTCAGGAGACATTATCGACTCGAACAACAGTTCGAGAGCTCGAGCGTGTGGTTCGGACCCGGCCGCGGCAAGCGCTGCCGCCTCACCCCGTATCACGCCTGCGACTCGAGTGACATCGAGAACCACGCCGTCGTCGGTTCGAACCCCGCGGGCGATCCACTGCCACAGCAGGGCTCGATTGATCTCTGCCGTCGCTGCATCCTCCATCCGACCGTCCAGGGCGACGCAGCCTGAGCCGTGCAGCCAAGAATCGAGATACAAGAGGGTCCCACGAACTGCATCTCGTACGCCGTCCAGGGTGACGTGTCCCGGAATGGGGCGTGTCACGAGATCGACGTCCAGGGTCTCAGGACCAGGAATGACCCATCGTTGCTCACGAGACCACTGCAGAGACCCCGTGAATGCATTGAGCGCCGTCGTAACGAGGTCCGGATGAGCGACCCACGTTCCGTCATGACCCAGGGTCACCTCACGGAGCTTGTCGTTGTGAACTGCCTCAAGGGCTCGTCGTGATCCGTCAGGGTCCTTCCGAGACGGCACGTGGGCTGCCATTCCACCGATCGCATGGGCACCGCGGCGATGAGCCGTGCGCACGACCCAGCGGGCATACTCAGCCAGAGGCCCAGTCTCCATCGTCATCTGTGATCGATCCGGTAGGACGTACCCGGCATCACGATGGAGGGTTCGAATGAGCGACAGCATGTAGTCCCAGCGGCCGACGTTCAGGCCGGTGAGACGCTCACGAAGGGCCCAGACGATCGGTTCGAGTCGTAACAGGGCCGGCAGAGTCTCGACGAGAACGGTGACGCGGATCGAAC